TCCACAGCCGGACTAACACCAGCTAGGTTAACTGATAGTATGGGGGCTATATCATCATCTTCTAAATAAGAAAACTTAACATTAAATTCTATATCCACAGCGTTGTAAATGCTGGGAAACCATACAGGATCGTCAACTGGAGCAGTATCGCCGGGAATGTCCGATATACCACTTATCTTAGTAACGACTACCTTTACCGGCATATTATCTTAGAGCAATACCTGTAGTGCTCTGAATAAACTGATCTGCAAAGGCCTTGTCAGTGGCTTCAATCACTACTACTGTGCCTTTGCTTAGTTTTACTTCTTTGTCTGGGCTAACTGTGAACAGATAAGGCATTAGTCCCGGACCTTTTGGTCCCATGCCTATAACCTGTGGGTGGCTCAATTTGTAAAACATAGGGCCGTCATCGACCAGCTTGGCAACAATTTCCTCTCCACTGGTCAGTTTAAGAGTAACAACTTCACCGATGGTAACACCTTTATCAATTAACATTTTATTTTCCTAATTAGTATCCGGTTCCGTTGAAACCAGTTTCGTCTATGTATTTTCTCAATTCCGTAAATCCGCCTATAACATTACCGCCAATAATAATCTGCGGCACCGAACGAGCTGTAGGAACTGCTTCTAACAATTCCTCTTTAGTGTATCCGTCACCGATTTTCTTTTCTATAAATCGTATTCCACGCTGTCCCAATAAAGCCTTAGCTTGATCACAATAGGGGCAGTTATATTTGCTCCAAACCACTACTTCCATTACATCTCCTTTGTATCATATGTCTGTTGAAAAATGTCTAGCTTGACTGCACCGTAGTCACCGTCACCATGTCTAACAATAACATCGTTACCTTTGGTGTAGGATAAGTCGCCCCAGCTGGTGTGTAATACACCGTCATGGTCAGCTAACTTGGCATACTTGACAATCTTCTTTGGGGTGGCTGTATGCTCATCATCTACATCATATTTGTCTGCAAATGATTCTGGGCTCACAGGATATTTCTCACCCTTAGGGCCTGTGATAATTTTATGACCAGCTTCGTATTTCACTGGTCCTTCCAGTGTGTCAACAGTTCCATTGTCTGTGGCAGTGTCGTAGTGTATAGACTTGGCCAGCTTGAAAGTTTTAAACGAGTCGTCTTTGAACCAACTGTCGTCGATTTTACCTTCGATAAGGTTTATATATTCTCTTAGTGTTTTCATAATTAACTTGAATAGACAACCTGTCCTTTTGTATTAGTTACTCTAACTAGTATAGCACCTTTTTGTTTCTTGGCTAATGCAGCAGATATAGCCTGCGCTTCTGTGCCATAGCTACCTAGACTACTCCAGGACTCATAGGGTGTTCTAATTTTAAACTGTACTTTAAACATAATATATTATAATGCCGGCAAGGCATCGTAGTCAATAGCATCACTCATAACACCAATAACATAATTAGTGCTTTCACTTTCCTGTAATGCTGTTTGTTTCTTGCTGGTATCAACGTGTTTATTAAACCAAGGAATAGGTGTAGACTTTGGTGAAGGACTATTGTATTTGATGCCAATGTCTTTTAAAGCACTCACGGCTGTATAGTCAACAAAGTCTTTGAGAATGTTTGCATTAAGTCCAATTACAGGACCTTTGTTAAACAAATAGTCAGCCCAGGCTTTTTCTTCACGTATAACATCTAGGTAAAGCTCGTAGACTTCTTGTTCACACTCTTGTTTAATAGCAGCAAAGCGAGAATCTTCCTTGACTACTTGATTAATTAGGAAAGCAGTCCAACCTTTGTGTAGCAGTTCGTCTTGTAGAATCAAGCTGATGATGTTGCCGTTGCCAATAAAGATTTTATTCTCCACCATGGCCAAGCTAGTGGCAAAACTCACCATGAAGCGGAAGGCTTCTAGTGCATAGCTGGCGTGTAGTGCCATCCATATTGCTCGAATATATTCTTTTACTGGAATGGTTTCACCCATCTGTTTACGGCAGTTGACCATGTGTAATGCTTCGTAATAGTCGCCTACTGAACTTGCCATGTCCACAATTTCTTTAGTGTCGTGGATGGTGTTGAACACATCCTTGGGTACATTGTAAATGTTACGAATAATGTGACTGTAGCTCTTTGAATGAATATTTGTTTCAAAGAATGTCCAGTTATAAACTAATGCTTCTAGTTCAGGCAAACTGATTACCGGCATAAAGATCTGACTCGGGCCACGTCCTTGTAAACTGTCTAGGGCAGTTTGGCGTAGCAGGTTACTGGTAAAGATATGCTTGACTGCATCGCTAGCATCTTTAAAGTCATTTGAATCTTTGGTAAGACTGATCTCTTCTGGTTGCCAGAAGAAACCGCGAGCAGTTGCTTCAAAGTCTGCAATTTTTTTATATTTTACTTCTTCAAAGCGTTGAATGGTAACTGGGCCTGCTGGATCCAGAAACATCTTGCGATTAAGATAGTCTGTCTTTGTGTTTAAGTTGTATTGTTGTTTGCTCATATTCTAAAACTTTCTCCGCATCCACAACGATCTCGTTCGTTGGGATTGTTAAATTCAAAACCTTCGTTTAGTCCGTTACGGACCCAATCCATAACTAACCCGTTTAAGTAAGGCTCATCTTTGGCACTTACTAATACTGCAAAATCAGGTCGGGCGTAATTTGTTACCCCAACTTCATATTCTATACTATCTACATATTCTAACACATAGGCTAATCCAGAGCAACCAGTAGTTCTTACACCAATCCTAATACCAACACCTCGGCCACGGCGATCTAAATTTTGTTTAATTTTTTTACTTGCTGTGTCGGTTACGGTAATCATTTACTGCCGCCTTAATAGCATCTTCTGCTAGAATACTACAATGTATCTTAACTGGAGGTAGGGCTAGTTCTTGGGCGATTTCGGAGTTTTTAATTGATCCTGCTTGGTCAAGTGTTTTTCCTTTGACCCACTCTGTAATGAGACTCGAACTCGCAATAGCCGATCCGCAGCCATACGTTTTAAATTTTGCATCTGTAATAATACCTGTATCATGGTCAACCTTTATCTGTAGTTTCATTACATCGCCACACGCAGGGGCCCCTACCATGCCTGTTCCAACGTCGATATCATTTTTGTCAAAGCTACCTACATTACGAGGATTTTCGTAATGGTCAATAACTTTATCGGAATAGCTCATAGCTTGCAGGCCTCGCAATCTTCTTCGATGCTTGTTTCTACTTCACGTTCATTGTGGAAACCGTTGTAGTGTACTTCGGGTGTTGGCTCTGCTGTTGCCTTACTGCCTGCCTTGTTGATTAGGCTGTAGTAGAATGTTTTCAGACCCCACATGTGAGCCTGCATCAAATTCTTGGCAATCAGCGTTGTAGGCACTCTGCGATCAGCCCAGTGTGCGGGGTTGTAAAAGGTGTTTGTTGAAATACTTTGATCAACATAGGCTGCTAGTACAGCCGCTGTCTTTAGATAACCATCACAGTCTTTTTGTTCCCACATCAGTTGATACTTGTTCTTCAATCTATTGTACTCAGGAACAACCTGTGTGAACGATCCTGCCTTTGATTCTTTAGTACTGATTAAACTCATAGGCATTTCAATACCGTTGGTTGAGTTAATAACAACACTGGAACTTTCTACTGGAGCGATAGCCATAAGTGTAGCATTGCGAACACCATACTGTTTCATGTTAACACGTAGGGTTTCCCAATCTAGTTCTGGGGTAAAGTCTGCTAGTTCATTTACACCTTTAGCACGAAGCTCCCACGGAAACGTACCCTGGCCGTATCGTGTCTGTGAGCTATGCTGACAAGCACCACGCTCTCGGGCCAACTCTACTGTTGCTTCCGTTAAGTAGAACGCTTGATGTTCCATCCAAGATTTTACTTCTGCCAGTGCATCTTTGTCACCGTATTTCAGACCACGCTTGGCGTGCCAGTAGGCTAGATTGGTTACACCAATCCCTAATGGTTGTATCTCATCGTTACTCAATTTGCTCTGTATCGATAAGAAATCTTGATAGTCAAGAATGTTACACAGGCTACGCTGTAGAATTCTACAAGCTCTACGCATATCCTCTGGATTTCGGAACGATCCCCAGTTAATAGATCCCAGTGTACATAACGCTATGCGGCCAGCCTCATCGTCTAATCGCTTAAATGGACGGGTGGGTAATAGGATCTCACAACACAAGTTACTTTGATAAATCGTATGGTACTCAGGATCAAATGGTCCTTGGTTCATTACATTATCAATGAATACAAGATATATTCGACCTGTGTCTGTACGTTCTTTCAGTATACCACTCTTGAACACTTCCTCGGCACTCATCGTTTTCTTACGGAGGCCTTTTTGTTTTTCATATTTTACGTAGAGTTCTTCGAAGAGCTGTGAGTCTCTGTAAAAAGCCTCGTAAAGATCTGGGACTTCATTGGGGTCAAAGAACGTGATGTTTTCTTTGTTCTTGAATCGTCTCCAGAACAATGCAGACAACACCACTCCGTAGTCCATGTGTCGGACTCTTGTTTCTTCAGTTCCTTGATTGTTTTTAAGTACAATAAGATCATCAAACTGATGATGCCAAATAGGATAAAACACTGTAGCACTAGCATTACGAATACCACCTTGTGAACATGAACGTAAATCTCCAAACCATTTCTTTAGGAAAGGAATCATGCCTGTGTGCATGATTTCCCCACCTCTAATGGGACTGCCTAGTGAGCGTAGACGTCCAATTTCTAAACCAATGCCAGCACGTTTGCTAGCATA